GATGTAAAGACATTAGTTGGTCCTTCTGATTCTCAAGTGGGTTATAATGATGGTAAGAATCTGTTCGGTTTTTCTCCTGGTTCTCCTGGTTCTCCAGTGGGTAAGAATCTGTTCGGTTCTTCTCCTGGTCCTCCTGGTAAGAATCTGTTCGGTTCTTCTCCTAGTCCGAAATTTCCCGCTAATGTCAATGGAGGGAAACATAAAACAAACAAAAAGAGAAAAACAAACAACAAGAGAAAAACAAACAACAAGAGAAAAACAAACAAAAAGAGAAAAACAAACAAAAATGCCAATAAATAAGTTACCTTTCGCGCTTATTCAAACCTTGCGATTATGTAATTCAGAAGGTTGAATAGATGTTATTCGATTGTCGTGATAATATTTTTTATCACGTTCATTTTGTTCTAGTCGTTTTTTAGTCGCCTCCCTTTCCAACCATTCTTTATCTTTTTCTAATAATTGTATGGCTTTTTGAGTCGTATTTTCATATTTTAGTTTTGCAGGTAAACTTTGTTGATATTTATTGTATTCCTTAATATCTTCTTCATGTTGTTCTATCATAATCGTATGGTATATTGGGTCAACTCCACTTAAATCCAGTGGCATTACCCCCTTATACCCATCAATAATTATTGGTTTCATATTTATCACGGGTTATTTAGAATCTAACCGAATCAATTTTAGGTAGAACAATTGAAATTCTCTAACCATAATATATACATATGATATCGCCCAAGAAAGTAGGTGAGGGTAGTTATGGATGCGTTCATAACCCTCCACTAAAGTGTAAAAATAAACCGTATAATTCTGACACTAATAAGGTATCTAAAATATTAACACGGAAAAACGCGAATAGTGAATTAAAAGAATTTAAATTAATCCAAGAAGCAGATAAAAAGGAAGATTTTCATTTAGGAAAACCAGGGTCGTGTTTCCCGGATACAAATCTAGATAATAAATTTGGAATTGATGAATGTAACCGATTTGATAGTAGTGATATTGATAAATATAAATTATTATTATTAAAAAATGGCGGTAAAGACTTATCGGCAATAGAGGATAAATTTAGTTCATTAAAACCAAACAATGCGAACAGACGTATTTTGGAACATTTTTGGTTGGACATGAGTCGTATAATTTACGGGTCAAACGTCTTAATTAGCAACGGCATAGTTCATCATGATTTAAAGCAACAAAATATAGTGTACAATGAAGAAACTGGACGCGTAAATTTTATAGATTTTGGATTAATGACAACTATCAAAAAAATGATAAAGGATGCCACTGGTTCTCGTTATCGATATGGTGCACATTGGTCGTTTCCACCCGAAGTAGCATTATATAATTATATTAAATATAATAAACTGACTAGAAATGAACCTCAATCTAGAAGTGTAGACATCGGAGACGTATTTAAACCATATACTAATATATTTAATCATGTAAAATATTACATGTTAGAAACAGATCGCGAAGATGCACATCATTTTATAAAGAGGTCAGCAATAGATTTTTATAACATGTGTATACAATTAAAAAAAGGAGACAGCGAATATAACGATTTTTTAAAAAGATCATTCGAAACATTTGATAATTTTGCAATTGGGTTCAGTTTGTTTTCTATACTGAAAAACACAAAATTTGGTATAGATAAAAAATTAAAAAACGATTTACGAGAACTATTTAAAAGTATGATGCATTTTAATGTATTTGAACGCCCGTCTCCAAGCGAGGTTGTAGACAAATATGAAAATATTTTAAAAAGTAACGGATTATTAGATAAATATCAGATGCGATTTGAAGACCATTTATTGGTAGACGGAACCGAACAAAAACATGAAGAAAAACAGATTGAAGACCTACCAAAAAGCGTTAAGAAATTTATAGATGATTTGGTTTTAAAATGCCCTGATGGAAAAGAATACAATCCAAAAACGAAACGATGTATAATTAAATGTCCGGATGGAAAAGAACGTAATCCAAAAACGAAACGATGTATAAATAAATATAACAAAAATAAAACACAAAAAAATAAGTTAGATCCTGAACGCACTATAACAGATCCAGTCCAAATTATACATTCAATTGTTCGAAAAAAAAGTTCTGTAAAAAAGGTATGCGCGAAAGGAAAAGAATACAATCCAAAAACGAAACGTTGTAAGATTAATTGCAAAGACGGTTATTCGCGTGATAAAGAATTCAATTGTAAAAAGGACAAGAAGTAACTTTTACGTGTAATTTTTACAAACATATAGATATGTTTGTAAAATCGTGTTATATCAAATATTTATTGAGATTCCTCATCTGATTCTTCTTCTTCAACAGGTGCTGATTCTTCTTCTTCAACAGGTGCTGATTCTTCTTCTTCAACAGGTGCTGATTCTTCTTCTTCAACAGGTGCTGATTCTTCTTCTTCAACAGATGTTGATTCTTCTTCTTCAACAGGTGCTGATTCTTCTTCTTCAACAGGTGCTGATTCTTCTTCTTCCACAGGTGCGGATTCTTCTTCTTCAACCGGTGCGGATTCTTCTTCAACCGGTGCGGATTCTTCTTCAACCGGTGCGGATTCTTCTTCAATCGGTGCGGATTCTTCTTCAATCGGTGCGGATTCTTCTTCAATCGGTGCGGATTCTTCTTCTTCTTCAACAGGTTGAGTATTATTTTCAGGCATCGTAAATACAACTTGTGAATGCTGAGGGGTGTTATTCACTGGTTTAGTTTCACTGGATTGCTGAGAACGTTTACGATAAGCAATTCCATTTCGCATTACAAAATCAACCATATTATTATATATAATGTAAACTTATATTATTTTTATGATAAAACGAATTGACTAAATGATTGGCTATTCGTCAACGCGCAATTGATTTTTTGGTGGTTTGGTTAGATTATTCTTAAATAATGTGCCAATGGCGCAAATATATGGATCGTTCAATTCGAACCGAATTCCGATAATGGTAGTCTTAATTGTATCATTTTCTTTGATATTGGAGAAGGATTTATTATTGAAGTGATGGTCTCTTGCGATAAAGATAGTTATAGGTGAATTGCCATCAATATCGTTAACTTCAGCATGTATACCAGCCTTGGTTACAGTTTTAATAATGCATTCAACATCGAGTCCTTCTACCGGATGACATACCATACATTCAAATACCGTCTGAAATACAACGTTTTCATTATTTACTATGCCCGCTGAATAACTAACAACTCGTACAGAGTTAGGTTTAATATACCCTTCTTGAATACATTTACCTTCTATATTATTAGATATACTTCGTTCTAAATTTCGTTTTATATTTTGTCCGACCTGATCTATTGTTAAGAATACCTTTGTAGTAATCATTTCGAGATTATAGACATTGGAAGTAGTTTTTTGATTGTTTTTATTCATGATATTCACTAATATATTAGTATATTATGTTTTATGTAGTTTCATAATAAAAATATGTTAAATTCAATTTTCTATTTGGACGGTCGGATAACAAAAAAATGTATTTCGCTTATTGTCCTTATCGTAAGAGACCATATCAAATAGCCATCGTTTTTTGTTATATTTATCTCGGTTCAATTTACGAAATAATAATTCATATAACACACAATACTGATGTTCAGTTGTTTCATTCGAATCAGCGACCACTGAAATAGGCAATTTATTAATTTTTTTGAGAATGGCCTCTTTTGAACTGCAGTTGAATCCTGACCCACTTGCGTTATTTTCACGAGTTTTGAAAACTATATTATGTTTTTTATCAGTTGCCATAAATCCAAATATAGAAGTGTTTACATTAGAGTGGTTGGTTATTACAAAGTTGGTTATTTCGTTCTTATACTGTATGCGAGTATCTCGTTCGACCTTATTCCATATGGGAGAATGTTCTTGATTGAGTGTGTATATTTGAATACGCTCGGTACTGTCGTCCGAAATGTCAAACATAATAATGACATTATCCGTGTCATTTATGTATCTTTGGAAATATGATTTAATGATTTTTTCGTCATTAGAAAGTTCTGGGTTAGATTTAAAAATATTGTTAATCAAGGTAACCTTATCAAGTATTGGTAATGTATCAATATAATGTTCTATAATAAATTCATATATTTGTGAATCGGTAAAATTATTAGTGTGTAATATAGGAGTAATTTTTCGGTAACTATTATACCAATTGATAATCTCTTTGATTTTTCGTTTTTTACCAGTAGGGGTTGCGATTTCCGTTTTATTATTGTCGTCTTTAGTCCGTGTATCTATATCCACGGTAGCAGAAAGAATGTTTTGGGTTAATATTGATATTATTTCAGAATAGGATTTCCTCTCTTCTATAATATTATCCATCTTATCCCCTACTGTTGCGTCATTTGATATTGTTTTAGTGGGTAATTCAAGTTCAAGTGAGTTACGTCTATATGGTATTGGAATAGACCGTTCAATAAGGGATGTATATTCATCCGTAATTTCCATAGGTTGAAATACATAATATTCACCTTTGTTGATTAGATATCCATTTCTTCCATATTTGTCTACAATAATTTCATTTTTGTTACCAATAAACCGCGTGATAGCGAAATCAATTTGTTCTTTTGGAAATTTCTTGACAACATTAATAGAATTAATAAAATCATCTCGCTTATAAAAAAACTGCTCTTTAAATAATTGTCTGATACGCTTGACAATTGAGGAGAAGCCAATACGTGCGTATTCCTCACTATATGTATTTTGTGTAACGTCGTCCGAGTTAATAGTTGCGTTGGGATAACATTTAAAATTACAGTCTTCCATATAATCGCAAATAGCAGTAAATGGTTTATCGCCAATTTTAAAAGGGGTATCTTCAGCATGTTTACTAGAAAGCTTGATAGTAATATCTTGATTTCCGGCTTCTTCTAGTAATTGGTCGATAGTAAAGTTAGTTTGACCGATGTTTAATTGACAATCTACTGATATTTCTTTCATTAATCGAGTTACGTTTCCAATTAAAGATGCCTTTTTCTCGGCGAATCGATACACATACAAATCAGCATGTTCGGTGTCATTATGTGGTGTCGTGCAATGTAAATATATTTCAACATTGCGTTGTTCAAATGGTAACCCACAATGACTTAAATTACGAACGCCTCTGCCAATGATTTGTTCGGGTCTATTCATATTGTACCATGGTTCCATGATATGTACTTGTCTAACATTCTTGAAATCAAGACCTTCTGCGGCTGCCTTGGTAATTAGTATAACCTTTACATTTTCACCATTTTTGTTTTCGGGATTTGTAATGTATTTAATATCGGACAAATTATCAGGTGAAAAAAGTTTATCGCCCGTAATCATAACGTATTTTGCGGGTTTAAATTCGTCAATATTCGTAAACGTTGATTTCGGTTTCATCGATAGTGAATCAATTGGTTCTGTAGGTGGTTCTGAAAATAATGATTTGGTATTATATGCACTTCCATATCTAGAAAACCCCATTTCTTCCAATGCTAGTGCGAATGGCACTACACCACCATCAATATACTGCGAATACACAATGATAATACCGATGGAATTGGTTATTGTGTTGCATATTGACGATATTTTTCCACTATATTTTGAAATATTAGAAGGACTGAAAATGCGACCATATTTTTCAAGTGTATTAGGTTTGTATGTGAAGTTGTGTCTACCATTATCTGTAGTTTGGTAAGTTACTACATTCATAAGACCATTTTTACCTACCATTCGTTTGACAATATCTTCAGGATTCATTGTATTTTTGATTCCATTTATCACATTGTCTAATTCGGTGTTCGGATATACTATATCGAGTGATTGCAGTGGACGTTCTAATTGAGTATAACCAAATGACTCCATATTAGCAAATGTGGGTAATTGTGTCATAGAGTCCACCTTAATGCTGGTCTTTTTATTCATAAAGAGCGTATCAATAATAAACTTATACCCATTTGATTGGTATTCGCCAATATCAGTAGTATATATCGGTATATGTTGTAATGGGTTTTCAATCTCTTTTCCATTCATTTGTTTCGAAGGATAGTTATCTATATCTAATGCGCGGGTAGTATCAAACGTCTCGGGATAAATACGGTATGGAAACGAATATGGGTTTTCTCCTCTTACAAATGATACATATCCAGTTAGTTTTCTCATTAATAGTTCTCTTCCTCCTTCAAGTTGACTATCGTTTGATTGCTTTATGAAATCACCGTTTTTATCAAAAATGTCAGAGTCAGATATAACACTTCGTCCATCGTTCGCGTTCATAAGATTAGTTAACCAAATGATTTCCTTGTAACTGTTATACATTGGTGTTGCCGATAATAATAAAAAACGCATGTTGTTCGTATATTTGCATAACTTGAGTAATAAACTAGATGTTTTCTTTTTGTCTTTATTATCATCTCCTTGTCGAATATTATGTACTTCATCGATAATAATCAATCGGTTGTCAAAATACTTCTTAATACGCTTGCGTTTGAATTGTTTACGCTGTTGTTGCGTATAGGAAACGCCCTCTGGAATAGAAGTTTTCTTTTGTATATAATGCGCCAATTCAGTGTAACCAACAAATGAATAGTATTTATTAATAATGGAGTTGACAAAAGAAATAATTTTCTCTTTCGTGATACCCTTTAAATTTGTTGGGTTCACTTCCTTTAAAAGTGAATTTCCAACACATGAATCTATATTCCATATTTCGCCATCTAGTTTTAATTTCCGTTCATCGAATAATTGAAGTCGAAAATTATTCTGAACGTTAGGAGATGCGACAATAAGTATTTTTTGTGCCACACCAACCTGTTTCATGAAAGATCGCATTTCTTCTGCGATTCCAATAGCACTGCATGTCTTTCCTGTACCTAACCCATGGTATAATAACAATGAATTATATGGAGTTTGTAACGAAAGAAAATTTTTAACAAACATTTGATGTGGTAACAACTCGAAATCTGCGTTACATAATAGTTCAGATTGTTTTTTAATATCTTTAATTGTGCCGTCATATTGAGTATCATTAAATTCTTTATGTAATGCGATTTTTCTACTGAAGTCCGAGTCGTTTATGTCGGGGTAAAGGAAATCATAGGTATTTTCTATTTTACTATTTTCATGTTCTATTTTTTCTTTGTTAAACAGGAATTCATTATATTCTTTTGAATCCATGTCTTCAGGTTCTATACCGATTTTGTCTTGTAATTCCTGAACGTCGTCTGATATTTTGATTTCCATATTAGGTAATTCGCGTATTATAGTCGATTCTTTTTCTATTGAAGTTTCCGTATCAGGAGATGATTTCGTTTCTACTATAGACTCCGTATCAGGAGATGATTTCGTTTCTACTATAGACTCCGTATCAGGAGATGATTTCGTTTCTACTATAGACTCCGTATCAGGAGATGATTTCGTTTCGACCTCGGTTCCATTTGATAGTGAATTCCGTTTTGTATTTTCTAGAAATACAATGTAGTGAATTAGGTCGTTTGATAAACGTATACCATTTACTTCGTTTTTATGAAGATTTCGTTCTTCGCCAATCAAATCAGACACCATGTTTCGTAAATCATTGTTTTTTAATTGACGTTTCTTGAATAATTCAGTTAGTTCATTCAATCTTGCAACATCTTGCGATGAAGTTGGTACAAAGTCAACCTTAACCTTATTTTGAACGCATTTATTTGTAATTTTGTCACGTCGTTCCCCAGCAGGGCATCGTTTACGAGTAATATTTTTAGGTATATCTTTGGTTTTCTTTGTATCACTCATAATACTGTTTGGTTTTTAAAATATATGTATATAATTTTGCATATATATATATATTGTCAATATGACTAATATGCCAATAGTGTAATATTATTAGTCAGCATATTATGTATTTTAGTTAGCATATTTTGTTTTTCTAAATTATAATTTCGTATGGATTCTATACATCCGTCAAACGTTTTCCATTCCATTTTACTAACTTCCGATAATTCATAATTATCCATCTTCATCGATTTGTCGTAATCAATATAGGTTACAAAATATTTATGTTTATATGACTTATAATTTGAACCTGTAAAAATTTCGTCAAATGGAACAATATTGGAAATAATTTGAATGTTAGATTTATCAAATCCCGTCTCTTCTGTAAATTCTCTGATCGCACAGTCAATGTCATTTTCGTTAAAGTTTCGTCTTCCTTTTGGGAATCCCCATTCGGGTTCATCCCATGTCGATATGGTATTACTTTTATCAATAAGATCATTTAATGTGTATACACCAAATTTGCCATGTATCCCATTTCGAAGTTGTGTAAATTTAATTCTAGAAGTATTTTCTTCGGATTTGTATTGATTTGATATACTATTTTCCCCCCATATCCCTGTCCAAATATCATTAAATGACCAATGTATAAGTTGTTCTTTTTCATGCGTTGTCATTTGTGTCAACATATTCATAATATAATCTTTATTGGTTGGGGAATATTTACCTCTCATAAAATCAATGAAACCAAGTGTGTCTTTCCTACGAATCATTAAATATTCAATATTGTTGGCGTGAATGTCTTTACGATATAAAATAATTCCTAAACTTGTAATTGGTAATTTGCATTGATTATAGTTATGTCCTCTTTTTCCACAGTTATTACAATAATTATCTGTCATTAGCTATTGTTTTACGTAAAGTAATCTTTACACCCTTTTTCAAAAATACAAATTATTCTCGTTGAAAATAGAGGTTATCCCATTGAGGTTCGATTTGTAAAAATAAATATTACTAACGTGTATACGAAATGATTTTTGATCCGGATGTATGGGGGCCTCACTATTGGTTTTTTTTACATACTGTAGCCGAGTCTTATCCCAAAAACCCAAATGATGTTACAAAGCGAAAATATTATGATTTCATTCAAAATATGCCTTTATTTATACCTATAGAAGAAATGGGAAACAAGTTTAGTGAAATGTTAGATAGGTATCCAGTGTCCCCTTATTTGGATAACCGCGACTCGTTTGTGAGATGGGTCCATTTTATTCACAACAAATTCAATGTATTATTGGGAAAACAGGAAATAACATTGCCACAGGCATTAGATAATTATCGAAATGAGTATAAACCAAAACCAGTGTATTTGAGCGAAAAATTAAATCTAAAAAAACATTACATACATTTAGCAGTAATATTAGCATGTGTATTTTTGATTTATATGTATTATGAATAGGGCAATCAATGAAAATGTATACAGACAATATAAGAAGAAAAATAAAATAATGCGATTTGAATTGGTGATAATATTAGTAGCAGGATTTTTAATGGGTAATATTTACACTGACGGTAAATACATGACTATGTTAGTTTCATGGAAGAAATATTACCAAATGGCTGGAATTGCGTTTGGTGCGCTTACTCTCTATATATTATTTAAACGTAATCCATTGCGTGCTAGAGAAATAGTGACAACTTCAAATGAATATATAAAGTACTTACCTATAGATAAAAATACATCTAATATGATTTCGCCAATTTTGGATTTTACCTCAAAACAAGGATTTATGTCAGACAGTAGTCATCTCCCTATATTGCCAATGTCAAATCAAACCCAAGTTTCAGAAGATAGAATTATGAATTCGGGTAAAAAAACAACAAAGCGTTCTGTAAGTGAAACGAAAAAGAAATTTGTAGCATCGAGACAAAACTGGAAATGTGGTGATTGTCAGTCACAATTAACTGCTTGGTTTGAAGTTGATCACATAGTTAGACTAGAATATGGCGGAAGTAATCACGTAGATAATTTAGTTGCAATGTGCCGAGAATGTCACGGTAAGAAAACAACGATGGAGAACTTATAAACTTGAAAATGAAATCGCGATTTATTATATGTAATGAATATATAATAAACTTTATGGAAAATACAGTAATAGGGAAGTATATAGTATCATTATTATTTATCATATATTTGATATGGACGTTATATCTATCGTCGAATGATAACAAGTCACTAACAACTAAATACAACAATTATATGTTCCCATTGATAATTGGGTTATCGATATTAATACCCAGTGTTTTTTTAGGAAAAGAATCAATGAGTAATTTGTACTATACCGTGCTAATTATAGGAACTATTTGTGCAGTATTTGGATCTGTGTTATATTTTTATTTCACTGTAGCAGATTCAACATATTCGATATTTAATTATTTGTTATCGGGAATTATAACCGTGGGGTTTTTTGTGGCCCTAGCAATTATATTTTACTTTTATGGTAATTATTTTAAAACAGCCCAAGGTTGGAGTGGATTCTTCGCGAATTTGATTTTTTACATACCATGTTTAATTCTAGATTTGTATAATTACATCAGACGTGAGTTTCAATTAACTACCAATGTTGTTTATTATTTGTTTATGACAGAAATTGCATTAATCCTTTTATACAAATATATTCCAATGTTTATATCAAAAGTATCGTTAAAACAGAGTATCCCGTTACTTAAAGATGCAGTATTTTTAGACATAGAGAAACCTATAGGAAGTAGTTATGATTTAAGATTCAACCAACAAACGGATGATCCTAACTCTCCCATAGTCTATCGTAATAATTATAGTCTATCGATGTGGATAATGGTAAACAACCATTCCGAAAATACTATTGCATATGCGAAGGAAACTCCAATTTTCAATTACGGTAATGGTGTTCCAAAAATAACATATAAAAAAAAGACAGAATTTGATGCAAAGGATACCTTACATATCTATTTTACGAATGTTGGAGTAGATCGGGGATATACAGTAGAAATAGATACGCAAAAATGGAATCAATTTGTATTTAATTATCGATCTGATTCAGCCGATTTATTTGTAAATGGTGTTTTAGAAAAAACTTTTTCATTTAATGGTAAAATGTTACCAAAATATTCATCCGACGATTTGATTGTTGTTGGTTCGACTGATGGTATAGACGGCGCCATATGTAATGTAGAGTATTACATAGGTAATCAAACACGTTCTCAAATCGCAAACTCTTACAATTTACTTGTAAAAAATAACCCACCTACGAATATTTTATAGATGTATAAATATATAGAATGGAGACAATTACCATTGTTTTAATTGTAGTAATAATTGTTTTGATATACATATTATATGCTTATTATAGTGATAGTGCTACACAGTTGGTTAAAACCGCCAGTTTATTAACACCGATACCCCCTATAACCAAAATATCCCAACCAAATAATACGCGATTCGGTCACTCAGTATGGATTTACGTAAATACATGGGACAATAATGTCGAAAAAACTATTTTATCAAGGGACAAACAATTTAGATTATATTTAGATAAACACTCGCCCACGTTAAAATTAGACGTTTACATGAACGATGATACCGAAGATACTATGATGATCACTAATAATTTCCCTCTTCAAAAGTGGGTAAATATCATAATAAGTATGGATAATCAATTCGCCGATTCGTATTTAGATGGTAAACTAGTAAGATCCCAACGTTTTTTCAAAGACACTGGGGCAGTACCTGCAATGCCTCCGGGGAAGGAAGTGCCCTTGTATTTAGGAAATAAAGCCGTCAATAAGTTTGACGCCTACGCCAGTCTATTGAAGCGTTGGACGGGTCCAGTAGATCCAAAACTCGCATGGGATACATATATGAAGGGAAATGGATCAAGTAGAATGGCTTCTGCATTGAGTGACATAGGCATTGATGTTTCTATCTTACAAAATAAAGAAGAAATCCGAAAATATTCATTAATGTAAACAGTTTATTTATATAATTATAGTATATAAATATATTATGTCTGACGACAATCAATCAACGATAGATAATATTAGTAATACATATGAAAATGCGAAAGGTTCATTAACAAATACATTTGATGATTTTTCTACAAAGGCAACTGTAGGAGTAGCCGCATCATCGGGATTTTTAAATTCAAATACGTTAATTGCAAAATTTGCCTTTATTCTCTTGGTATTAATCGTGTTTCTATTTCTTATAAATTTAGGTATAACAATTATCCATTATTTTACTCAAGCGTCAACTGATCCTTATATTATTAACGGCCTGATATCGGGTAGTACAGCAATGATTGTATCACAAAACCCAAAAAATGCCGAAAGTAAACCAATATATAAATCAAATAATGAATCGGAAGGATTAGAGTTTACATGGTCGGCATGGTTATACATTAACGATCTCGGTAAAGATAGTAAAAAGTACCAGCATATATTCAGTAAAGGAGATGACAATTTTGATTCAACTACCAATTTAGCAACTGTAAATAATGCTCCTGGGATGTATATTTCGCCTATGACTAATAAATTACATATTATTATGGATAGTGTAGAGAGTAACGATACTAATACGATTATCGATGTTGAGAATGTCCCATTAAAGAAATGGTTTCATGTAGCAATTCGTGCTACAAATATAAACATAGATGTCTATATTAACGGTATTGTAGTAAGTCGTTTAGAAATGTCAAATACCCCAAAACAAAATTTCGGTGACGTTTATATTTGTCAAAATGGTGGGTTCATGGGACAACTTTCATCATTAAGATATTTTAATAACGCATTAAATGTATTCGAAATCAACAATTTAGTTGCGAGTGGCCCAAAAATGAATTCTGTAGATACGACCCCCACGGACGGTGGTTTTAAATATTTATCTAATTATTGGTATTCTTCCAAATACTAATTTCATACTATATTATAAGTAATAATATAGTATAGTATGGCAACTAATACATCTTTAAGTTCAATATGCGCACAGCGAAAAAAAAATATGCTCTTTACTGTACCTCCACCTCGAAATACAATTCTTGATAAATCGCCATATCCTGCATATACGTCATCTCAGTTAAATATGCGACGAAAAGCAGAAATATTAAAATATTCGGGTACCGTCCAAAATACCAAAACGAATAATCCTACAAAAAAACAACTCTATTCGCAAATCATGCAAGGACGTAATGGAGTCAGATCAACCCCAAATAATACCGAAAATAATAATCAATGTCCTACTACTACTATCATATATACACCTAGCGGTGCTTCAGGTGTACCGGGACCAAGTGTCGATTTATATCTAGACAATAGCATTCCGTTGTATAATTATGCTACGAACACGACTTCAGAGGGCATTGGTGAGAATGCGAATACCAATAAGTGGTTAATTCATTATGCAGATGAAAATACTTATGTAAATGACAATGATATGAATTTATTATTTTCAATAAATATTACAGATATTATAGATGAATATAAATACACATATTACGTGAGTGTTCCAATTGGATTTAAAATATCGGGTAGCAAGAAACCTACTGACAATAAGGTAAGCACATATAATAATTTATCACTTAAACTTGACCCCACATTCAATACTCCAATTGAATTTATTGTTAATTATAATGATGATAATGTGAAGGTAATTTCAGACCCAATTATATCATATAGTTCAAATGAGAATATCACCGACATTTCATTTAACATAGATGATAATGCACCTACATTCACTGCTACATTATATACTGGAATATTAACTATTTCCAACATTGACTTGTATACTGAAGCCGGTTATATTTACGATGTATATATAAAACCCCATATGAATATCGTTATTGGCGACAATACTCTAACCAGCGCTTTTGAATTAGATTATGACGTTAGTTACGGATTATTACTCAATTTATCAGAGGGTGTTACATCTGACGTTTCAAATTGTGAAATAATAACAGAATCAAGTAACAAAGTATATACACCTATATCTGTAACTTCAATGTAACATGCATGTTGTAATACAATAACCAAATATTGATTGTATTACAAATTAGTGCGTTTTTACACTTTTTAGAGGATGTTGTGGTATTTTTGGAGGAATATTTGACGTTTGTGTAGGATTCACACACATTTCACGAGAACCATATACTTGTCCCGACATACATTTCGTCGCATCGGCGACTGAAACACATCCTCTACGTCCGTTTTGTTCACCAACCAAACACCACGTTGTTTTACCCGAAGATATAGTATTCTGAATAGGACTTTCAGCATAATCGGCCACTGGTTCACTGCTTACCATATCTAATTCATTTCGTGTATTCATATTGATAGATCCCTTGCTTGCATCTTTTAGTAAATTTCCAACAGATTGAAGTGTTCCCTCCGCAATATCAACTCCGGCGCGTGCAACATCGGAGGTTACGTCGGCAGATTTATTAATCAAAGTTCCGGCAGTATATCCAAATATAGCGAGAATTTGAGAAATAAGAGGTTTAAAAATATCAAGAATCTTCTGAAATATATTTCCAACTACAATAAACAGGTTTATGCCTAAAAGAGATAATAATAATAATCCAGATAAAATTACAATAAGGAATGTTTTATTATCACCTGTTGGTGTAATTGAATTAGGCGAAACTGTTATAGACTCCATACTTAAATTTATATATACTATACAAATCTATTTTATTTAGAGGTTCGTTTGCTTTCTTCTTATATAATGTTGTTTTATTATAAATGGGAATATTCAATATGCTCGAAATGTTATTTTTTGTTAGTTTAGGTATAACTTTCGTAATGATTGTATTTTTAGTCTATCAATTTAGACAAAAGTTTACAAATCTTGAACATAAATGTGATACCATGTTTGAAATAATTAATAATATGGTAAAAGAAATGAACCATCGGACAACGTTAATGGATGTTGCACAGTTTGCGCCAAATAATTTAGTATTAAATTCACATTCTAGTCACAACGATGATATGCCCAAATTACTTGTTTCAGACAGCGAGGAAGAAGACAGTCATGATGAAGATAGTGATGATGAAGATAGTGATGATGAAGATAGTAGCGACGAAGATAGTAGAGACGAAGATAGTAGCGAAGATGAAGAATTGTGTATGATTATACCAGATACATTCGAAATAGATGATCCTGTTAGAATAATAAACGTCAATATAACGAATATAGATAATGAAATATCTCAAATAGACGAGAATGAAGATTCAAATCCAGCGTCAGACACAGAACCTATGAATGGTTCTGAACTGATTATTGAAGAGATCGAATCGATCCAAGTAGAGAAACTAACCGAATCAACTTTAGAGAATGTTAATGATGGTAATGTAGAGCCAAATAAAATGGATATGTATCGCAAGATGAATATAACCGCATTAAGAGCACTTGTTATTGAGAATGGTTATATTACGGATACTGGAAAAATGAAGAAACCCGATTTGTTAAAGTTACTAGAACCATCTGCATAATCAAAAAATAATTTCACATATATAATATATAACTGTTTAGTATATTATAATGTTTTCTCCTTCATCAACTCCATTTCAATCAGTTGATTGTGCGTATCCAGTCATAAAAGAAACAGTACCAGAATCATCCAGAGGATACACTACAAATAATAAATATCCGGGATTTCCACCATTAATGAATGATGGTCGGTCGATAACTGCCACATGGCAACCCGAATCATCTGTTAATGCCGACTTAATTGAAAATTCTGGCATTAAGTCTAACTGGCAATACCGTAAATATTTAACTGAAAATGCGAAAAAAATAATGGAATACAACTTTCGCGAATCATCAAATGACACGGGTTATTACAAACGTCCAATAGATATTCCAAGTATTCAAACAAACGAGGTGAAAGGTTTCAATAATATACCTTATTCTTATTCGTCAACAATCGAGACAGCAAAACCATTCGGTCATTCTAACAGTGATCTAAAGAATTTATATATGACTAGAGAACAATTAGCATCGCGCCAGTATGCACCAATTGTATCATCAGAATCAGCCCCCAAGGACGCAAAATAAATCTTATCTTGGATTTACTCTATGATTATCTGAAGCGAAGATGGCATTTGCCATAAACAGCGTTATAACCACCAAAAATACAATTAAGAATTCTCCCATTGTAGTAATATTATAGATACCATTGTTTGACGCAACCATGTAAATTCAATTTTTATCATACAAATTTGATATCAAATAAAAATGTAATAATAGTTACATTTTTATCTTTCATTACACCCTTGAAGATTTAAAACGCCGTTTTCACAGTGCATAGACATACTTTCCACACATAAGACATTTCGGGTGAAATTGCAACTAAATTGTTAATATCATCGCTATCTTGAACAGCAAACCAGAATCTTCCTTGAATTGAACCGTGGTAATGTCGCACCATTATAAAATATTTTGTAGCATTTTATCATTGCATATTTCAATTTTATACATATTTATGTTTTTGAAAGGGATACGGTTACAAACAACTTAAAATCTTCAATTGTGTAAATAATATCCACTCATGAAACTTATTAGTTTTGATGTAGGCATAAAAAACATGGCATATTGTGTACTGGAATGCGATAGCGAACAAGTTACGATAAATGAATGGGGCGTCTTAAATTTAATGGATGATGATATTGTGTCTCATAATTGTGAATGTATGAATATTCCCAAAAGTAAAAAGGCATCTCCAAAAGAGTGTGTGAAAAAGGCAAAATATACAAAAAACGGTAAATATTACTGTGAAAAACACGCAATCGCATGTTCTCAATATATTATTCCAACAAAGCAATATTCTATAACATCTTTAAAAAAATTAAAATTAGATGATTTAATAGCACAAGGAAATCATAATTTGGTATTTTTGAATATCGATGACGTAAAAAAACTAAAAAAACCGGTTGTTCTCGAACTGGTATTAGAATATTATAAACAAAAATGTTTCGAAGTTGTTGCAAATAAGAAAAAACGAACAGCAGGAGAAACTGACTTAATAAGCGTTGGAAGAAAAATGAAAGAACAATTAAACAATTTGGATAATATTATGAATATAGACCACGCGATAATAGAGAACCAAATATCCCCAATTGCTACCAGAATGAAGACAGTGCAAGGAATGCTGGCACAATATTTTATAATGATGAATGACAATACTAACATTCAGTTTGTATCTTCGTCACATAAACTAAAACAATTTTCAGAATTTAATTTGGAGAAACGAGAACAAGACGAATCGATAACAGACAGCACAAGAACAAATCCAAATTATAAAAAACACAAACTGGACGGAGTATATTATTGTTCTCGGATGATAGATGCAAATGAACGAATGATTGAATGGAAGGAATCACTGAATACGAAAAAGAAAGATGATCTAGCAGATTCATTTTTACAAGGCATTTGGTATTTAAAGCACAACAATATAATATCATTTGCGGAGGATTTAAAAATAAAGATTGTATAAATATCATATTACAATGGAAATTATTGATTTAGGTGCATTGGACGAAATTGAAGATTTGCCTAGCGTTCATCCATCTAGAAGTGGATCAGCATTAGGTAATGGAATCGAACTTATAATGAATGAAAATAAAATGCCATCATCAAATCTCGATCTAAATTTAGGAGAATTAAATAATCTAGAATCCGAATTAAATGAACTGTCCGGTCATACTACCCCAAAATCAAGTGATAATACAAAATCGGTTTCTGGGATTGCGTCAAGTTTATTTGGATTTGAAAAAACAGAAGAACAAGCATCTGATTCTCACCTTGGAAAAGCAACCAGTGAAACCGGTGGTTCGAGTAAAACATGGGATGGATTCTCCAAGATGAACGAAATGCCACTTGAAGACGATATTAAAGTAAATACATCAATGTCTGATCGTGAAAAACGCAGAAAAAAAAGGGCAATGTTAAAGAAATTAGACGACTGGTATGAAAAAGGTGCTATAAAACACAATTCTAGATTTACATTAGATTCAGATTTTGACGAGATTGAGGACGAATATGAAACTGCTCTCGAGGATAAACGCAAGAAGGATAGTGTTAAACTGCAAGGGTGGTGGTTTATGACATTTGTTAATTCAATGGAATATGCGAATACAGCATTTAATCCATTCGACCTTAACCTAGACGGATGGGGCGAACAAGTTAATGAGGATATAGACAGTTACGAAGAAATTTTCATGGAACTTCATGATAAATACAAGGGAGGCAAATTGGCACCTGAAATTTCTCTTCTTCTTAGGGTAGGATTTAGCGCAGCCGTATTAAATTTTTCAAATAAAGCACTTTCATCGGCTACTCCCGCATTTAATGACGTAATTAAACAAAGCCCCGAATTGATGAAAATGTTTACAAACGCAACTGTAAACAGTATGAGTGAAAATTCTCCGGGATTTGCGATGGCAAACAATCTAATGCAGGAAAATGACAATCGTCCACGTGGACCGCCACCACCAGCATCCGTCGAAACGCAAAACTTACCTCCTCAATCTAGACCGGGTATGGTTTACACAAATAATGCTCCCGCGAATAGACCGGACATTAATGCTAGCAGAGGCACAATGTTTAGAGAACAAGGTGTAAATATGCAGAGCGAACAAAATTTCAATGAACCGGTAAAGAGCATGCGTCCACCACCACAGCGTCAAGAAATGAAGGGACCACAGTCGAGTGATATAGACAATATATTATCCGGGTTAAAAACACGAAATGTAAACATTCATGAAAATGCTCCCCCGCAATCGTCACAGCCTATGCCCGCAGACGAAGATTCTGTAATATCTATCTCATCATTGAACGAAATGCAAAACACTAATATGCCAAAGCGTTCCCGCAGAAAAAACACGTCGAATAAAAATACAGTCTCATTAGACATCTAAATACATATTTCATAAGATAATAAGTAATATTATGATATGAAACATCACTCGGTGTTGTAGATCCGCAGTTATTGTTGTTATGCGTAACAATATAAAGTTTACATGTTGATAGTATGTAAATGAATTGGATATTCGAAGCATACAAAATAATTGATTCATTTATTATGTTTAATGTATCGCATTTAATAGAATCAACCAATTATGTAATAAATGAAATATATCATGTAGATTACAATAATATTGCCACTAAAATTTTTCTTTCCTACGTGGAAACCAAAGTAAGGTTAAATAGATGTGGAAACTATATTTACGCAAACAACCATAATATTCGATATGTATATGATTGGGGCGTGTATGGTATAAGATATACCCGTGCGGTTATTAATAACTATAAAATAGAACCAAAAGAAAACTATTGGATATCACTGTCGATAATGTTTAAAAATAATGATACGTATGTAACTAACAGTTCATC